TAGACCAAGTTGACGTATCTGCTGCCCAAGTGCTAGAAGCCATTAGTTTCTACCCTCAACACCAGAGTATATGTTTCTTACTCTCATTGCAGAACCAGAGTGTCTATCCCTTTGGTCTTGCTGTTGTAATTTGTTTATTGCATTGCTATATCCATTTAGCCACACAGGTATGCGTTCATCGTTCTTTATAAAAGGCTCTGCTTCCATAAGAGCACCGTACAGTAAAACGTCTGGTGCATTTGCAGTTAGCCAGTTGCTTGTTACAGTACCAGCAGAACCATCTCCTAATGGAGTAAATTTCTCGTAGAAAGCCATTTCTACTTGGTAGGCTGAGTCAGGTATAGGTGCTAGCTGAATCTCGTCTCCAATCAAAGTATAGGCTCTTGGCTTACCCGTTGTGGTACTGCCATATAATCTATCTAGCATCTCTGGTGTAATATACTCAAGAGGTGTAGTTGGGTTTGTGTTTAGCTGTATGTTACGCATTTGAATGTAACCACCCGGCAGTTGAAAATACTGTTGGTCTGCTGTAGTGTACATTGTACTTCTTACTTCCATAGGGCGAATGCGTAGCTCCCTATTTATCCTAGCTTCTGCTAGTGCAATAAAGTCTGGTATTCTTGCGGTCAAGTCTGACCTATCTAACCAGTCTGCTATTGCATCTTTTAATTCTGTATATGTACCTAATGCCATTATACTTTTCCTTTAGTAGTTCTCCAAGGAGCGTTGTCTGGGTGGTTTAACCACTCTTTCATTTTTTCTTGGTTTCCCCACACACCTTCCCTCATCATTTTTTCTACTACAATCAGGGGTATTCTTGCAACTCGGTGTGAAAACTGTGAGTCACCTTTGTATTTGTTTCTTGTGCCAGCAGTAAACTTATCTTGTTTATTAAAGTCAGCTACTTTCTTGACTGCCTTATCGTTTTGTCCACTAGCGACAGTAAGGCTTCCGTCTAAATTTGTTATTATTTTTGTATCAATTGCCATAATGTAAACCACCCCAGTTGCCTAGGGTGGTAGTTGGTTATATTAACCAGTAGTGTATCTAATCTTACCGTTAGCAGCTTCGTTGCCACAACGTAGACCGTACTCAACTAGAAGCATCTTCTTGTCTGAGTCACCTTCTTTAGCGATGTCCACAGTTTGGAAATCACGAAGGTAATCAACTGACCACATGTCGTGGTCTAAGAAGTATATAACGTCTTGGTCGCAGTATCTATCCAAGTGAATGTTGAATGTACCAAAGTCCGATACATATACATCTACTGCATTGTAGATTGACATATTGTCATCTGATACTGAACGTACTGCATCAGCACGACCTGACATAGCTGTTACTAACTTCTTGTTAGTAGCACCAAGTAGCATAGTTGAAGGCTCTCCACCAGCATTCCAAGTAGCTTCAGCTACTGCAATGATGTCGTCCTCAACAACCGCAGCGTTAGTACCAGAAGTACCAGCATCAGTTACGTTAGTTGTAATCCAGTTAGCAGCTCCACGAGTCTCACGAGCTGTAGTTGCGTTACCCGCAGCAGCAGCGTTGTCAGCTAGAAGTGAAGTCTCCATGTCACGCTTAAGCTCCTTAGAAGCTTTAGCGAGTTGGTGAGCCATCTCAGATTTTTTACCAGCGTTGTTTACAGTTTCGTGCGTACCAGTAACTTCAACAACTTTCTTACTGATTTGAGTGTAGTTACCCAAACGAGTAGTAGCAGTTGTTGCAGCAGTACCAGCAGCTGCACCCTCCACATGATAGTTAGTTCCAGAAGCAGCAGCTAATGCATCAGTTTGCCACTCAAAGTAAGTGTTAGCAACTGAGCCTTTACCTGCAATACTCGATAGGAAGGGAGTATCAGTAGGAGAGATGTCGTAGATTACATCAGACAAATCCTCACGGATTGCTGTTGCATCATAAGTTTTGAATTGCGTAGGCATTTCATTTCTCCATATTAAAGCATATCATAAAATAAAGAAGCGGCATCATCTTGTTTACCTGACTTCTTTAACCGAGCACGCTTTTCTTTGGCTTTTTCAGCAGCTACATCTTCCTTTGAATTTCCTCTTCCAGACTTTTGTACTTTGGGTACTTTTTTGACTGCCTTCTTTTTAGGAGCAACCTTTGTTGTTAGTTTATCGTATTCCATAGCTTTCTTAATAACAAGAATACTACGGTGGTCTGCTAACTGGTTAATCTCTTCAGGCCTAAATCCTACTGAAGAAGCATACTCTTGTATGTCTTTTCTTATAGTAGATTTATTATCACCCCACTCAGGTAAAGCATTAATTAATCTAGTATATTCTTGTTGAACAAAATGTGCTCTTGCTTGTTGAGCCTGTCTAGCTTGTTCTTGTTGAACAGCTTGTTGTTCAGCTACTATATTATTAACTCTTTCCTGTGCATCTCTGTACTCATCTTTCTTTATCATGTATTGATAAGGGTCTTCTGCTTTTAATGCTTCCCAATCAACACTATCAAAGTCTTTCAGTTTGGCTGCCTGTTGCTCTTGCAACATTTGTAGGCCATTTGCGTACATTTGCCTCTCTTGCTCTAGTTGCATACGCTCGGACTGGATTTGTTCCGTCTCCTTACGCTGCTCGGCTAGTGCCTGAGACTTACGAGTATAGTCAGCTTGCCTTTGGTATCCGTTCTTAAGCTCATCAATACCAACCTCAAATTCTTCTCCGTCTACCTTAATGGTATACTTTAAATCTTCTTCGGCTACTATTTCAGTTTCTTCTTCAGCTTCTTCTTCGTCTACCTCTTCCTCGGTTTCTTCTTCAGCTTGTCCCTCTTCTTCGGGGGCTTTTTCTTCTACCTCTTCAGCTTCCTCTGTGTCCTCTACCACTTCCTCGTCAACAGTGGCTTCGGTTTCCTCGTTTGCGGTTTGCTCTTCTGAGTCCCACATACTTAGGATTTGGTTTGCAGCTTCTTCTGCTGAACCTGCTTGTGTTCTTTCAAATCTACCTTCTTGGGTGTTCTCTACAGAATCCATCGGTCTTTCTCCTCTATTGTGTTAAAAATTTTTCTTGCTCCCTTTCAGCAAGTTTGCCTGTTTCAAGTACAGAAGTTATATGTTGATTAACTAACTCCAGTGCCTTGATTGTTATGTATAACCTATCTCTTTCTACTTCCTCGGCAACTTTAGTATCAAGTAAGTATTGTATTAATGCTTCCTTGACTGTAGATAGAGCCTCTATATAAAGAGGATGTTCTAAAATCTGTTTAGCTTGGTCTGCCCTTGCTAATTCTTCTCCCTTGTTCCCCATTTAGTCTCCTATTTTAACAGCTCGTTCTTGTTCTCTCTCTAATACAAGTTCTTGTTGTTTAAGTGCAAGCTCTGCTTTTTTAATTTCAAGTTCTTGTGCTTTAATTTGCATTTCTACTTTAGCTTCTTGTGCTTTTAGTTCAAGATTTTGCTGTGCTATTTCAGCATCTATTTGCATTTCTTGTTGTCTTAGTGCAGACTCTTGCTGTATTTTTTGTAGTTTGACTTTTATTTCTTCAGCTTTAAGCTGTGCTTCCATTTGCTTAGCTTGCTCTTCTGGACTAGGTCCTTGTTGTTGTGGTACATCTGCTTCACCCGGGTCTTGTATAAAATCATCTACATTCTTCATACCCATAGCTTTTATTTGCTCGGCTACTAGATTATATACATGCTTTGGTTTAAGTAACATGCCTGCTGCTGGGTGTTGTGCAATCATCTGTATTGTTTGCGACAACCTACCTAAGTGCATCAGGTTCATATCTTTGTTACCAAACCCTAGACCTACTTGTGCTACACAATCTACTTTTTCTTTCCACTCGTGTGGGTATAGTGTAGTCCATTTGTTATTTAATCTAACTAATTTCTCAGGCTTTTCGTATTTCTGTACTAACATATAGACAGAGTTTGCTAGGTCTTTCATTCCTGTTTCAGCAAATACTCTAGCTATTAATTCAATCTTTTGCTGTGCAGCAGTCATAACTTGACCGACACCTGTAGCAGTTTGATGTGACTTTAACGCACCTTCAGATAAACCCATTGATTGTTTACTAACTCCTGTTCTTTCTTCTCTAATACTATCTAAGTATCCTAGCATGTTGAATGAGTTAGCATCTAGTTGTGGTGTTCCCAGTGGGTTAACAGCACCCGGTGTACGCACTCGTACAATACCACCCGGTCTAGAAGTCATTAGGTCATCTAAATTAGCTTGTCCTTCGACTACTTCATATCGCCCATTATTTGTTAGATACATATTGTCTAACAAGTTACGCATTAGTGTAGTCTTAATGAGTTGAAGGTCAGAGATTAAGTCGTATATACTCAGACCGTAAAACTTATGAGGCATTGGTATAGGTGTAAGGGAGGAGAAGGGAACACTATCCACAGCCTCATTATCTAAAAGTTCATCTCCAACCTTCGTTACTTTTCTTAGTTCAGCAATGCCATCATTATCAAAGTCTACACGCATGTAGCATTCTGTAACCCAAATTCCATCATCAATGTCACCCTCTGGTGCATTGTCTTGTTCGTGTGAGAATCTAGAAAGTCTTTCGGCTTTGTGGTCAGCTTCGTCATTACTAAATACATTCTCTATTTTACTTTTAGGGTATCCTTGTTGTATTAACTCAGACTTAGTTTTCTTTACCCTGTGTCCTACAAAACGAGCATCCTCTATTGTCTTGGCATACTTGTTTATTAAAAATTCTTCCGGTGGTACAACTTCTATACGAACTTGTCCATCTTCATATGTTCTATTGACAACAACATCGTGTGTTACAGCCTGTGGTGCAAGAGCTGTTTCATCCATGTTCTCTTCACCGCCATTAGCTGTGTGTTCTTTTACCTCGACATTGTCATCCATTAAAAGAGCAGTAAACTCTTCTTCAGTAAGATTTTTATATTCTTCTCTTAATGTCTCACTACTGTCATCCCAATAGTGTTTAACTATACCGTTCTTTTGTAGCAGTGCATCTTTGAACCATTGGTATATAGTTTGAAATCCGGGGTTCTGTCTCATGATTACATAATTAACATAATCAGTAGACTGCTTTGCCATCTCTACATCTTCTGGGCCTTGTGGTTCAAATTGTACTACCTTATCGCCTGAAGTAAATATTTTCATCAGGCTTGGCATAATCCATTCGATTACATCAGCTACATCTCTTGTGACAATCTGTGAGCGACCTTCTTGCTCGTTACCATACTTTTTACCATAGTAACGGTCTAGTGCATCAGAGCGTTGCTCTGTGAGCTTTCCGTCTTTGTAACCTAAAGCAGATTGTATTTCTTGCTCTAGGTGAGCAGATAGCTCCCTTTTTGTCATTTTTGCCATATATTATTTACCTTTGTTTGCTGGTTCTTTTACCGGTTTTGCCGGTGGTTGTGACATACTAACTGCTTTCATAATATGTTTGATGTCTCGAACCTCTTGCAATATTTCTAATATTTTATTTTCTAACCATTTTGGATTCATACCTTCTCCTTATACTATCCAACTTAAATCTGTCTTAGGGAGTTCCCTTCCCCAGACACTATCATTACCTGTAAACACTACATCTGTTACACATAAGTAGCGAAACGCATCACTAGCGTGTGAAGTCCAATCGTGGACTGGTCTTTGTGACCAAATCTTTTTCTTGTCATCATAACTACTTCTATATTGTAGTAATGCTTCTAAACCTTTCTTGGTTTTTTCTTCATCAAACCAGCATTTATTTAAGTAAGTTCTGGTAGTGTCTATACCATCCATAACCTTTAACTTTGGTGCTACTTGAAAGTCAATGCCTAGGTCAAATGCTAGGTCTCGTCTTGACTTACCAGTAGAAAATTCTCGTACTACAATATCGTGCGGTGCTATGTGTGCACCATACCTGTAGCCTTTTGCTTTAAGTACATCTATATAGTATGGCAATCCTTCGTTTGAACCTTCAAAATAATCTATAATATGTACTGCTTTACCTACAAACTGGCAGAACCAAATTGAGGTTGCATCACTTACCCCTAAGTCCCAGCTTGTTACTACTTGTTTAGACGGGTCATAAGGGACTTTCCCCACTCTGTCTTCTTCATAAGCAGTTTCAATCTCTTTAGCATAATACGCACCTCTAAGTGCAGCAGACCAAGAACACTCGTATTCTTGTTCAAATTCAGTCTCTGCCATATCTTGTTTCGCAAGTTCCAGTTCTTCATTATCTAGTATTCCTGTTTCACTCGCCTTGTATAAGAATCTAGCCCATCCCTTCTTCTCTGGGGCAGAGTGGTATATATCATAAAATTCGTTCTTGCCTTTAGGTGTGCCAATAAATATTGCATACCCCTTTCTATCACTTAGTGCCGGCCTTATAACCTCAGAGAACATCTTAGGGTTCATCTGAGCGTACTCATCAAGCACCACCCCATCTAAATAAATTCCCCTGAGAGTGTCGTAATTGTCTGCACCGTATAGCTGTATCCTCGCTCCCATAAAGTCGGCTCTTAGTTCTGCCTCGTTAAACTTTACTTCAGGAAATACAGCACATAGTCTTTTAAGTTCATCCCATGCTACTGTCTTTGCCTGCTTAAACAGTGGTGCTATGTATGCATAGCGTGGTGCTCTTTTACCAGCTTGTATATCTTCTACAGAACTTTTAATTAACTGATTAATTGCAAATACAGTCTTACCAAACCTTCTGTGACATACAACTACATTAAATCTATCTAGATTAGTATGTAAGTGTTTCTGTAAATCCCTAGGTGTATAGGGAATTACAATAGATTTCCTCTCCTCTTGCATAAATACTAGTGTACTTTGCTATCCTTGTTCCTTAATATTTGATTTGCATCCGCAATGTCAGCTTCATCGCTGGCCCATTGTATGTCAAACTGTCTATCTTCTACAACAACGTGGTGTTTCGGAGACCATCCGGCCTGAGTCTTTAACCAAAACGTAGTCATGCTAGGAGATTCACCTGAAACTGCCATTTCATAGGCAACTCCGGCAACCCTTGCGGTACGCTTTTCTTTTCCTACAGATAAATTGTGTGCATAATATTTATTTAGGGTGGCATTAGAAATACCCATAATCTTGGCTATAGTATGCTGGTCTAAACCTATACAAACCATTTCTTCTACCTTAGAATAATCGTCATCTGTAGGTTTATATATTTGTCCACGTTTAATTCTAGATTTTTTACCTCCAGCTTTCTTAGATTCTGCACTAAGTCCACCAGTAGGTCGGCCTTTCTTACGCTCAATCTTAATTACAGCATCTGCTGGTACTATACCTTTAGATGATGCTACTGCATAGCGTAGTTCTTCTTCTAATTCTTTTTCTATTTCTTTGATTTCCTTTTCGGAGTCAGCAGAAATTGTTCCTTTATTTGCCATATACTAATATTATACCATAAAATTGCTTATGCTATTCCTAGAATATATACAAAGTGATTCATTTAATTTATATCAACAATGATGATGGGTTCAATGTAACTTTATATGTTTGGTTCTAGGTATAGTAGCTTAGTTAACTTAAAATATAAGCAATATTATACCATAAATTTCTTAGTTTGTGTAAGTATTTTATTCATTGTGCCCGAATTCGGGGAGTTTGTGCGGGGAAATTACTCAAAAAATAATAATTTTACATGGAGGTTAGATTCTGTGTGTGGGCACACGCACGATTTGGGTGGGGGGCTTCGACCTTTCGGGGTTTTTCTAAATGAGAATGACTATCATTTGCATTCTTACTTGCGACTGACTCGCAAATGCGAATAATTACCATCTACGCTTAATGCGAATGGTTCTCATCTAGGAATAATTCTTAATTGCGAATGGTTCTCAGTA